CGTTTTGGTCAAGAATAACAAAAAAGCCCAGAAAGGGCGACCGTTTAAGACTATATACCGACACTGAGACTTTCAACATAGTCGTAACCGGCTGGTATAACAACAAACCAGAGGTTATTCAGATGACACACGAAGAAGAAAAAGAGTTCAGGCTAAAAATAGCAGACGAAATCCGCTTGCTGATGTGCAGTCCTCCGCAATTCGATATGTTCGGCCTGGATGCTAAAGGCATGTGGGTTTCAATTATCGGATACGTTGCAAACCGGGTATCGGGCATTCGTGAAAGCGATGAAGAAAATAAATAGAACAACAACAAATTTATAAAAAAAGGAGTAAAATATGGGTAATAGAGCTAATATCGTAATTGAGCAGGATTCGGATATGTTTCCGCATCCGATTTACTTTTATACGCATTATGACGGTTCAGAAATAGAGCAGATATTAAAATCTGCCCTAATACGCGGGAGAGACCGTTGGGATGATCCGCAGTATCTTTCCAGGGTGATTTTTTGTGAGATGATAAAAGATGACTTGAATGGAGTTACTGGATATGGAATTACAACAGCAATAGGTGACGGCGGGTACAAGTTGCTGTGCGTCAAAATGGATGAACAAAAAGTTAGAATACGTGACAGCTCTGATGATATTACCGCTAAAATAATCAAGGAGTGGACGTTTGAGGAATTTGTGAGAAGGCGCGAGGAAGAGAATGGGTAGAACGCAGAAGGTAGTACTTCAGCAAATCACCGATGGCTACAGCTTCAACGACATTGTCGAATCCGGTATTGCCTCAAACCGTGAAATTATCAAGGCAATAATCTGGCTACAAGACAACGACTATATCAGGCCAGACGGAAAATCTTGGTTCGACGTGAAATCTTCTTGACTTTCAGGTATGAATTAATTATATTTTATTGCGACTGAAACACTGAATAGCATGTAGGTTGTGACAAGTTGAACGGGCGTTCGATTAACCCTTTTTTGGTCTGGGGTTTCGGATTGGTATTTTTTGAACGCCCGTTCGAACCGCCGGAATCTCAGACCAAGACAAGGGTTTTTTTGTTATATGGATTATGAAAAATATTTAAAAAGCTCTCATTGGAAAGAAAAGAGAAAACAAAAACTTAGGGGTGGTTTCAAAAGAACAAAACGATGTTATTGTTGCAATCAAATACAAATAGGTACTATTATACATATTCACCATGTAACATACGTCAGAATTGGAAAAGAAAAAAATAACGATTTGCAAGTTTTGTGTGAAATATGTCACAATAGAGTTCATATTTTAAACAAAAAATATGGTATTCAATTAAGCAAATGTCATAGCTTTTTAAGGAGAATTTATAGAAGTAAAGAAAAGTTAAGGCAGATTGATAGTGAAATACAAAGTAGCAGAAGTATCTCCAGGCAAAATAGGTGGATAGAAAAGAGAAAAGAAATTATAAAATTTATTATTTTTTTTAGTGATTTTATTGAGCTACCAAGAAAAAGATTTAAGAAGTGAATCTTTACCGAGAGCCGTTAAACTCTGAATTGAGGGGTTTTTATTTTAAGGAAAATTTAACTTTTAAAATGAGTTGAAATGCTAACATTCATAAAACTTGATATTAACATCCATGAAGATGATAAAATGCTCGAAATACTTGAACATGAAGACGGCCATTGTTTTGTTTGGCTTTGGATTGGACTACTTTGCCTTGCAATGAAAAGTCCAGTTCCAGGGTTTCTTCTCAAAGCAATGAATAAACCGCACACAATGAAAAGCATATCGAATAAACTTAGAATATCACAAAGTGTTGCCGAAAGAGGATTTCAAATTTTTAACGAACTTGATTTAATTGATACCAGTAATGGCGCAATAGAAATAATAAATTTTCAGAAATGGCAAAACACCGAAAGAATAGAACGACAACGCGAAATAAGTCGCCAAACATCAAAAAAATACAGAGACAAACAACGCAAACTATTACAAGCAAAAAACACGTGACGTGTCACGCTATACATACGTGACTTTATATGTGACGCGGCTGTGACGTACTAAGACTAAAGACTAAGACTAAAGATATTACCTTAAAAGAGAAAGAATATAAGCTGATCTATGATAGATAATAGGGCCCTGAAGGCGTTTGAAGTGCTTTGGGAAAATGGGTATCAGATAAAAAAGGCTATAGAAGTATCTGGGTTAAGTTTGGATGAAGTTAAGTCAATTGCTTGGGAGATACATTCCGAAAGGATGTTGTATAGAAAGCCGGTTTATAGTAAGGCTGATTTTGGGATACCTATTGATTGGCAGACAAGGAAAAGAAAGAACTATTTAACAGAGCAAATTAACGCGAGCGCTAAAGTGATTTCAGAAATAAAAAAACTTTACCCTTTTTGGGCAAAAAATTCATCCGATGCTGGCTATTTAATTTATCTTGGCAAGAAAACAAAAGCTGATTTGGAAAAAATGAAAAAAGAGCTTGCATGGATAAGTAAGCCGAATGCGATAAAAGTTAAATCGGTTAATCAGGGAGATATTGAAGCCGCTCGAAATGTTGACATTTTAAGCGTATTACCACATGGAGAGATTAACCGTTCTGGGTTTACTGTTTGCTTTTTGCATGAAGATAAGAAGCCGTCCTTAAAGTATTATCAAAAAAGCAATAAGGTACATTGTTTTGTTTGCAATAAATCTTTCGACACAATCGACGTTGTGATGTATTTACATGGGTGTGATTTTATATATGCCGTTAAAATTCTGAACGGGCTATTATGACGCAAGAGCAAAAAGAAACAACGATAATTTATATTTATCGCCGGGCATGGGAGCTGCGACGAAAAGCGGCGGAAAAATACTGGCACAAATTGCAGAAAATGAATAAGCATGAACTTGAACGAGAATTTGAAAGGGTGAAATGAACTACTCCGGATTTAAAAATGAAAAGCATTACGACCGAATAAGTGTTTACAACGGCGATTGCATGGAGTTGTTGAGGCAAACGCCTGATACATATTATGACCTTTGCATTGTCGATCCGCCGTATGGGATAGGCCAACCTAAGCAAGGAAATTTAAAAGGATTTAATGGGAGAGATTGCCTTGAAATGAGGCTTCAAAAAAACAGATTAAATATTGGTTCAGGCAAGTTAAAGAATAGAGTTTTGAATAAATCAAATTGTTCATGGGATGATGAGATTCCAGAAAAAGATTATTTCGATGAATTATTTAGAATAAGCAAAAATCAAATTATTTGGGGATATAATTATTTTCATCTTCCACCAACAAGGTGCTTTTTTTGTTGGGATAAAGTGCAACCGTGGGAAAATTTTAGCCAAGCTGAATTGGCGTGGACATCTTTCGATAGCCCAGCGCAACTTTTTAAATACGATAACAGGACTGGGGACAAGATTCATCCAACGCAAAAACCCGTGGCTTTGTACGAGTATTTAATTCGAAAATATGTCAACCAAAACGACAAAATCCTCGATACACATCTTGGCAGTGGTAGCATTGTAATCGCAGTTGACAAAGCTAATACATTCGACAATATGAATCTAACCTTTACCGGGATAGAGCTTGACGAAGAATATTATTACGCAGCGACAGAAAGATTTGAAAAGCATAAAAGCCAGGGAGTTTTAGAATTTTGAATTACGAAGATAGAAAATATCAGACCGATGCTGTTGACAGCATAAGAACCCGTTTCCGGCAAGGCATGAAAAGAGTTGGGTTAATGCTGCCGACCGGAGCGGGGAAATGTTTAGGGGCTGGAACGCCAATTCTTATGTCTGACGGTTCAATAAAAAAAGTCGAAAATATAAAAATCGATGATAAGATTATTGGGCCGGATGGCTCAATAAAAACCGTCCTATCTTTAGGGCGTGGACATGGAAAGCTTTATCGCGTTGTTCCAATGAAGGGTGATTCTTATGTTTGCAATAAAGAACATATACTTTGTTTAAAAAAAACAAATACAACCGATCGGATTGCTTTGTTTAACGGAAAAATAATAGAAAACGAAGAAAGTATAGTCGATGTCAATGTTGAAGTTTTTATGAACAGTAGCAGTTCGGCAAAGCATTTACTGAAAGGATGGAGGTCTGAAGCAATAGAGTTTAGTAAAAATGAGCAAGTCTTAAAAATTCCGCCATATATAGTTGGGGTATATTTGGGAGACGGTACTTCAAGGATGCCAAGCATAACAAAACCAAAATGTAATTTGACAAAAGAATGGGTAAAATGGGGAGAAAGTCTTGGCTGTCATTTAAGAATAAACAATGCAAATGGAACACGTTGTGATAGTTGGTCTCTTGTTACAAAAAGAGGCAAAACTAATCCAGTTTTAAATATTTTAAGAAAAGAATGTATTGAAACCAGGAAGTTTATTCCGCAAAATTATTTAACTGGAAGCATTAATCAAAGGCTTGAATTGCTTGCAGGATTACTTGATTCCGATGGACATTATTCAAATGGTGGTTATGACTGGATTACAAAAGAAAAGAAGTTGTCCGATGATTTTGCGTTTTTATGCCGGTCTGTTGGACTTTCTGCCTATGTGAAAAAGTGCAAAAAGAGAATAAAGTCATTGAATTTTGAGGGTACCTATTATCGATGCTCAGTTAGTGGTGATTGCGAGAGGATACCATGTAAAGATAAAAAAGCAGAAAAAAGACTACAAAAGAAACGTCATTTAGTTCATGGTATAAAGATTGAGGATGCTGGATATGGAAATTGGTTTGGTTTTGAATTAGACGGAGATGGTCGTTTTCTATTGGGTGATTTTACTGTAACGCATAACACGAGAATCGGGCAAATGATGATTGACCCGGCTGTTCGCTCAGGAAAGCGGGTTTATTTTATTTGTGACCGGTTAAGCCTGATTGACCAAACAGCCAAAAGATTTTACGACGATGGATTTTCTTTTGGCATACTTCAGGGCAATAATTCCATGAACAGGCCAAGTGAAAATTTGCAGATATGCTCGATTCAGACTTTAAAAAACAGGGCTGTATTACCGGCCGATTTTTGTATTGTTGATGAATTTCATACAGCGTACAAACATCAGTTCGAGTTAATGCAAAAATGGGATTCTTCGTATTGGGTTGGGCTGAGCGCAACGCCGTGGACTAAGGGGCTTGGTCTGCACTGGCAGACTCTCGTGACGGGGCCGAGCATGGGTCAGCTTATGCGTGAAGGATACTTGTCGAATTACCGGGCGATTTTGGGTAAGGTTATGCCTGACATGGAAGGCGTTAAAAAACAGGCCGGGGACTTCAACATGAAAACAGCCGGTGAGCGCATGGATAAAAAAGTGCTGATTGAGGATATTGTTGAGACCTGGCTAGAGCTTGCTGATAATCGAAAGACGATGGTTTTTGCAACCAACGTGGCTCACGCGAAAGAGATAACCGAAAAATTCATTGCGGCGGGTGTAACAGCTAAAAAAGTTGACTGCTACATGGAGCGCAACGGAGAATCTCCGCAACGGGTTATTCGGGAATTTAAGGAAAACGAGTTCAAGGTATTAGTTAGCGTCGATATGGTAGTTAAGGGATTTGACGTAACTGATGTTGAATGTCTTTCTATCGCCCGTCCGACTTGTTCGCTCATTTGGCACATTCAGGCGTTAGGCCGGGGACTGAGAGCGCACGAAGGAAAAGGCCATTGCCTCATTTTAGACCATGCAGGAAACATAGAACGTCTTGATTGTTTTCCGGATGATCCACTCCCAGATGAATTAGATGACGGAAAGGTTAAAAAGAAAATCGTCAAGGCCAGACCTCCGAAGCCATGCCCGAAATGCCGGACGTTATTCAGAGGGAAAAAATGCCCATCCTGTGGTTATGAGCGAGAAGGTGACTTAAGAAAAAGCCATGTAAAGATTATTCGGGGCGCTATGGTTGAAGTGTCACGAAACGGAAAAGAAGATAAAAAAGAAAAGAAATACACAACCGAAGATAAGCGCAAATGGTATGCAATGTTCCTATCAGAACAGAAACGGCTTGGGAAATCAAATAGCTGGTTACTCGCTCAGTACAAAAGCAAATTTGACGTGTGGCCGCGTAACATGGAAGGAGTCAAGGCTGAACCGGCAAACGAAGCAGTCTTGAATTGGCTAAAGTATCAAAGAATCAAATGGATTAAATCAAAGAAAAGCGGTTAGATTTATTAATAAATAACTTGACATTTAACTTAAATAGTGTTATATTTATCAGAATGGTAGGGATTGATTAAAAATGAAAAAACAGCGAACATTGAAAACATGCAAATGCGGTAAAAAATGAAACTTAAATTTTCAAAAGAAGCTCAGACCGGTCGAAATGTTATCTCTGCGAGCGAGTTCCGCAATATGAAAGAAACAGAGGAAACATTGCAAAGCCAGTGCGAGGACTTTCTTCAGTATTATCCCGATGTTCGTTCGATTCGAGTTCCTGATGTTTTCTGGAAAATAATCTATGGTCTTGGAAATTCTTTTCTGCAAAGTATTACGGGTAAGGCTTTCGGCGGGATACCGGATTTGATATTGATAAGAAAATCCGGGGATTACAATTCATGCCTTGCCGTCGAGTTGAAAGTAAAAGGTCGGGAACTTCGGCAGAATCAACGCAAGTGGGCTAACAATCTTAACGTGTACCGCGTTGAGCATTTCGAGGATTTTGAAAAATTGTTTCATGGGTGGTATGGCGCGTGAGACCTGGGATAAAGACGAGTTCAAGTGTAAGATTTATCTTGAGGATTTTATTAGAGTGTTAACCTAACGCGGAACTAAGCGGCGCGTTTTTTGCGTCCGCTTGAGTGAAAAGTTATGCCAGTATACGTTGATAAAGCACAAAATCATTACGGTAGAATGAAGATGTGTCATATGCTTGCAGATAGTAATTCTGAATTGCACGCGATGGCTGACAAGATAGGAGTTCGTCGGAAATGGTTTCAAAACAAGAATGTGCCTCATTATGATATTTGTCAACAAAAGCGTGCTCTTGCGATTCAGCACGGTGCTATTGAGGTAGAACGCAGGCAGTTAGTTGAAATAATTAAACGGATTAAAAAGGCCTAACAAAAACATAACTGGCGCGAAAGGAAATTAAAATGTTTTCACACGAAAAAGAAAAGACCTACTTAAATAAAAAAACCGGCGCGAATAATCGTCCGGTTGATGTTAGTGTTAGTAAACTAACAGATAAAAAACTTGATAAATTAGCGGAGCAATATGCTCGCGAATATTATCCAGGGGAAGATAGATTTGATTTAAATTATCGGGCTGTTGTTAAAGAAAATTTTATTCATATAGCGGAATATTTAAAGCAATTTGGTCACTAACGCCCTAATCAGCCGCCGCTTTTTGGTCGGCTGGATTTACGGGTTAGAAAGAAACGTTAATAAAACTAAAAGGATTTAAAAAAACCATGAAAACAGAAAAAAGGCAATTTTTGGATTCTTTGCATGAATCAAAATATTTTGAATTGCAGCAATGTGATTGTGGATTGACAATTAGAGGCAATTCGTCTTGCGGTTATGTTTGCAATTGTGGGTTAAGGTTTTGGTGGGATTTTAATAAAATGTGTTATGTTAAAACGCGGTTATGCCGCAGGAGAGAAAAATGATAGGATATTTAAAAGAAGGGCGTCAAAAAGAAATGACAGTCCAAATTTTTGGACTAAAAAGTTGTCTGAAAGAAGTGTTTTCCCGTGCACATCAAGAAGAAAAGGTATTTGAAAACGGGAAAATACTTATTGAGAAGCTTGAAAAAGCTATAAAAAATGAAGATGACAATCAAGTTGTACGCGATGTGCAACTTGTGATTCATAAAATAAAAGAATTGGAGTTAAACGAAAAGGTTGCCGTAAGGGCAACCGAGGCAAGTTGTTACTCAGAGTATTATCCAGAAGGATGTACGGCCTGGATTGATACCTGGGAAAGCTATCAAGTGAGAACAAGATGGGACTTTGAAAATCATCGCCCTGTTTTAAGATGGACAGGAAGGCCAGACATGTTTCACGGGTGGAGTGGAGCTACATATGAGTTTTAAGCAACTCTAACGATGTTGCAAATAAGCCGATTACGGCTTAAAGGTAAGAAACTAAAATTGATAACTAAACAAAACATATTAACTAATTAAAATAACCGCACCGAGCAAGTAATTCGGCTTGATTTGCTTGTTAGGCTGCCGTTTAGGAGTAAGGATGAAAGAATACATAAAAATACAAACCATCTTCAAGCGTGACCCGTTGACCAATCACAAAACATTATTAGAGGGCGACTATTCCCTTCCAGAATTTGATTACATAAAAAATAATACTTGGGTATTCACAGAAAAAGTTGACGGAACAAACATAAGGGTAATGTGGGACGGCAAGGATATTGCCTTCGGTGGTAAAACGGACAACGCACAAATACCAGCTTTTTTAGTTAAGAAATTACAAGATAGATTTTTACCACAGGCACAACAGTTCGTTGAAAAATTTGGCGTGGAAACAACAGGCGTTTGTTTATATGGGGAAGGTTACGGAGCTAAAATACAAAAAGGTGGTGGGAATTATAGACAAGACCAAGACTTTGTTTTGTTCGATGTTAAAATTGGTGAATGGTGGTTACAGAGAGAGGACGTTGAAGATATAGCCAAATTTTTTGGGTTAGATGTTGTGCCGATAATTGGCGAAGGAACTTTAACAGAAATGGTTGAGCAAACACGAAAAGGGTTCAATAGTATCTGGGGCAATTTCCTTGCTGAGGGAATAGTCGCCCGTCCCAAAACAGAATTACTATGCCGAAACGGGTCACGCTTGATTACGAAAATTAAACATAAAGATTTTAGGTCAGCATAACGCCAGGCATAACCGGCGCGAAAGGAAAAATTAAAATGTTTTCACACGAAAAAGAAAAGGCCTACTTAAATAAAAAAACCGGCGAAAATAAGAAGAATTGGCAATATTGTTTTGGAATCAAAGTGCGCAGTACTAACGCAATTTTCAGGCGCGCGAAGCACGGCGATAAACCATGAGGGTTGTTTAAAGGATGGCGCTACGGTTTGTGCAACTGAGCACGAGGCGTTCTCTGGCTGAGGTTGAGTTGCTGTTCGATTCGGCGACTCGGCGCTATCAGGAATCCGTGGCGTCATCCACTAAGCAACCTAACTGGGTTTTGCATAAAGCCGAAAACGGAAAAGAGTTTTAACTTTTAATTAAATGGAAATATTTAACAAGGGACGCTCGATGTGCTCAAAATTTCCTTGCAAAATATAAAGAAATAGGTTAAATTTAAGATAGTACCAATTCTAAGTTGGCTGAAAGAATAGCAGTTCTTGAATACAGGGAAGCTCAGGGATACAGGGGATTGCGAAATAAGGTGAGATTATGAAGAAAAAACAGCTTGACATGCACAGCCAAGAAGAATATACAGCATTTGACAGTGCAATTGGATTGGTTTTTATTATTGCCGTCATCGTTTTTGTGTGCTGGGCGGTTACTTGGTTGTGGAATATCTAAAATGAATGAAGATTTTAAGAGAACAAATAAACTTTGCCTTTTATAATCCGCGTAAATTATATGGTTACATTCGTATTTAATAACAATAAAGACAAGCACGACTTCATGCAGAGAATCAATAAGCCTCAACATGAAAAGTATCTTAAGTATACGTTTTTATATGACTTAGCTAAAGGCAAGTATGACTTGTTTGGAGAGGAGAATTAATCTTGGCGAGACATAAAACCAAAATAAATATAGATTACGAGCAGCTTGAAAAGCTTGCTGCGCTGGGGCTCACCGACGAAGAGATTGCTGATTTTATCGGAGTGTGCAGAAAAACTTTACACACAATGAAAAAAGAGAATGAAAGATTTCTACACACCATAAAAATGGGTAAACTAAAAGCAGATTCAAAAGTTATATCCAGTCTGTATGAGCAGGCAACGCAGGGGAACGTAACCGCTCAAATATACTGGTTGAAAAATCGACGTTCTGCGGAATGGCGAGATAGGCAAGATATAGAGCATTCTGGTACTATAACTTATAAAGAAGAACCTATTCAAAAAGAACTTGAGAAACTTGACACAAAGGATTTAATTAACCTTGCAAGTAGCCTTATCGACACAGGCAAGAAAAAGCCTGTTAAGAAAAACCCAAATTGAACTGGCGCGCCGGTCTTTTTGGCACTATTGCCAGTATTTAGATTCTGAGAAGTATCAGGTTCCGCATCTACAGGAGCTTTGTACCGTTCTGAATAATGTTTATTATGGACTACCGATAGATAGCAGCGGAAAGATATACCGCCGGATTGCGTTATCTTACCCGCCGCGCCATTGGAAAACCCGCACCCTGGTTCATTTTGTCTCATGGTGTTTAGGTAAAGATAACAACAACAAGATTATTGCCGGGAGTTATAACGAAATCGAATCAGGTGATTACGGAAAGTACGTAAGAACCGAAATCGAGGAAGAGAAGAACTCTCCGGATGATATAATTTTTAGCGATATATTTCCTGATGTTCTTTTAAAGCAAAACGACCGCTCCCGCAATAAATGGGCGCTTGAGGGGAAACACTTTAGTTTTTTGGCAACATCTCCCGGTGGCAGCCTTACAGGTAAGGGCGGCAATATCAAAATACTTGACGATTTAGTCAAGAATAACGAAGAAGCCATGAACGAAAACCACCTGGACAAACTTTATACCTGGTATGTATCAACCTATGCGTCGAGAACCGAGGGCAGTGACGGCGGTATCCCGATTGAGGTGATATGTGCTACGCGGTGGTCTGAGAATGACCCGATTGGCCGGGTGGTCAAAGATGAGCCCGGGGAGTGGTTTGTGCTTTCAAAGCCAGTTATTGATGAAAATGGAGATATGCTTTGTGAGGAAATGTTGTCACGTGAAGCGTACGAAAGAATCAAGGTTTTAGCGGAGCGCAACAGTAACCCGGTAAGCCGGGCGATACATTCAGCAAATTACCTGCAAAGGATCGTTGCAATTGAAGGGTGTTTGTATACAGGTATAAGGACTTACGACGAACTTCCGGCAACATGCGAAGCCCGCAAAGCTTATGTTGATTCTGCCGATGAGGGTAGCGATTGGGTTTGCGCGATAATGTATATCGTTTATATGGATATAGCCTATGTTGTTGATGTTTACTATTCTCAAGCGGACGCACCAACGACAGAGCCGGAGCTTGCATCAAAGCTAAAAGAAAATGACATTAAAGACGGTGACTTTGAATCAAACGCAGGCGGGCGGGCGTACTCAAGAAACGTGAAAAAAGAATGCGCCGCCATTGGACATCATATATCGGTTATGGCATTTCATCAAAAAAAGAACAAAGAATCGCGTATTCGGTCTCAATCCAACAACGTGCTCGAAGTTGTAAGAATGCCTGAGAACTGGATACACAGATGGCCGGATTTTGCAAGAGACGTGCTGTCTTTTAATATGAAAATGAAAGGCCAGGCTGATGATGCGCCTGATGCGCTTACTGGTGTAAAAGAAAGAATGTCAATTAAAACAAGTTGGGGTTAAATTATGATAGCAGCTTATTGTATATTCGTAATCTTATCTTTGCTTTTGGTGCTTATCGATGGGTGATTTCATTAGGTGTCCTAATTGTAATCGTACTCTTGGCGCAGAAGCCGATAGCCAGACAATTGAATTTAAAAAGGGGAATAAACTTGGCGAGCGATTCGGGTGGCGTTTCCCGGATTGGGGGCAGGCTACCTGTAAATGTGGCTTTGTAGGAGTTTACTCGCTTAAAGAGGGATGGGTTTCCTCGGATGGATATATTGAAAATTGGAGTTTATTTAGAAACTTGGACTAAGAAATTCCTTGCATTTGAAATTTTGGCTAATTAGATTCAAAAAAATTTATCCCTAAGAAAAAAATCTCTTAGTTGAACCCTTGAGGTCGGAGCTAATAAAAAATCGGGTTCAACTTTGCTTAAGCTTACAGATTTAGTAAATTACAAAATCGCAGCCAACGGTCGGCTTTCTGATGGTGAAATCCTCAAAGACCTGATTAAAGATGACCGCATTTCCGAAGAAAAGCGGGAGATGGCTGACGGCGCCCATTATTTTGGCGTTAAGAATGACATTCTAAAGCAGGACTTTCGAAAATACACAACTACAAAAAAATCTCCCGATTCACTTAACGAATACGAAGAAGAGTACACCGACAAAAACAAGGCCAATAATCGCCTTGCGCATGGATTCCACAGGCGGCTGGTTTTGGAGAAAGTATCATACCTGCTCAAAGAAATGCCGACATTTTCGCATACAGACAAAGCGCTTATTCAGAGAATAATGGATTTTGTTGGTAAGGATTTTCACGAAACCCTGATAACGTGGGCGGAGAATGCTTCAAACAAGGGGCGTGAATGGCTTCACGTGTTTTGGGACGGCGCTGTTTTCGATTACATGGTTATGGATGCTCAGGAGATAATCCCGGTTTATGAAACATCCAGACAAAAAAAACTTGTTCAGCTTATCAGATATTATCCTGTAAGAGTAAAGACAGGCCAAAGCGAAGTCCTTGTAACTGGCGGCCAGGTTTATAAACATCGTGAGCCGGTTAAGAAAATAAAAGAAGATGTCAGGTATTACGCCGAATGGTGGCATCCTGACAGAGTAGAGAAATGGGAAGAGGGCGAGGCCGGTGAATTTAACATGGTTTCAAGTGAGCCGCATTTTTCACT